TGTTGTGCCAGTGAATAGGAAATTACAGGCTTGGTATATTATACCTGCGTGATCCTGCGCGGTGTCAGCATAGGACACTACGACCTTGGGCTTCGGTAATAATTTGAGGGAGCGAGACACCAAGAATGATGCCTGATTAGGTAGGTTATCTTTTAAGACCAACCTGTTTAATTCAATTACGTTATGCTTATGCTCTTCGCCACATATACCCTTACATAAAAAGGGAGAGGCTGGTGTACCATAAGATACCATGCCGACAAGTTCATCGTAGTGATACAAGCCATACGCGAAACTGATGCTGGGCATTCTTTTCGCATAATGGATATTGAGTATCCAATCTTTAGTAGCAGAGTATGGGATCTGAACGACCTCATATTCGCTCTGCATTTGGTTTGACCAACCAACAAACATAACACACCTCCTATATAAACTCTATTTGCTTTGTCGTTTTACTGAAGTTTTATTGGGTTGTTATGCCACGAAGCGGTGGTCTTTTATAACTCCAATTACATACCCGTTTGGGTTGGTGCGAAGGATTAGATCGTAAGCCTTGCGTGGAGTTGATGCGAACGAGGGTTGCACTATTACAGCACCCCCATGTTGTTCTTTATAAACTACTTTAAAAGTAGGAACAGGAGAAAAACCTTTCAGTTTAATACGCATGGATTTGTATCCTTACTTGTTTGTTTGTGTTTTAATTAAAGATTGTTATATCACAATGTTGATTGAAAGTCAAATAGTTTTTAGATACTACTGCCTGACCTTTACCTCTGAGATATCCCACTCTACTGCCTTATAACTAGATTTATACTTGGCCTGTTTGCCAAGGCTATATACCTTCTTTACATCCAGCCCATGCATATCTGCTATTAGTTGTGCAGTTTGCATAGACCAGTTAGGGTTAGCCTTGGCAGAGTGCCATATAAATTCCATGATAGAATTATACTCTAGTTGTTTTTGAATTTGTTGTTTAGTCAGGCTCATTTGATTTTACTAAACCATCATCAACTAGAGCAGACTTGAGATCATCCATCTGATCCTCACCCCAATCAGATAGTTTGACGACAGACCAGTCGGGCCTGTTATGATATTGCTCTTCATTTAATCTTTTAAAGATACCAATAACATCCCCAGCTTGAGCGTACTTTTTAAGACCAGATATACTAATCCGTTTATCGCCTCGCGTCTTAGCCTTGTAGCATCGTATTACACTGATGACCTCTTCATTAAAGTACTCGCTCCTAAATGCTATGCCATCCCCATTAGTTAGGGTATCATATGTACGCTCAAACAATTTAATAACGCTTTTGTTAGCGTCTATGATGTGCTTATCCAACATGGTTTGTGTTATCTTTATCTCAGCGTAATCTGTATTAAACATAGAAGTCATATTTGTTTTTCCTTTTTGTGTTGTTGTTGTTAGTTTGTTTATCTTTAGTTCTATCGTACGCGCCTTTACCCTTCTTGGGTTTTACTATCTGTTGACGGGGGCGATTATATGCAACCGCCCTCGCTACAGGATTGATAGGTTTTATTCTATCGGTCATCCGTTGTCAATTGATTAATATAATTGTTTACAAATGCCATGTACTCAGATGTCTGGCTAGTAAATTTATTTAAGTCTCCAGCAAGATAAGTATCCCTGCCTTCCTCCTCAAATTTTTTCTTACGAAATTCATAATCACTATAGCTTATCATTTGTTTGTGTCTCCTAGATAAAAATTAAAGATACCCTATTATAACTAAGCCAGAATAAACTGTCAAGTTTTTTTTTTAGTTGACAACCTTATTTTTTTTTGCTAAACTACGTTCACTAATTGGTTGGGGTTAATTACTAAAGCAAGTTAATTTTTTTTTTTGCGAGGGTATACATATAAAAAATAATATGCGATAATAATTTTTTTTTAATCTTATTAAGGGGCGATACAAAATGCCAGCAAGAGATAAAAACGAAATTCATTTTTCTAATATGACGGGCAAGTTAAAAGGCCTACGGGCAATCAGTACCAATACAATAACTAACCCGTTTTGTATTAAAATGAGTAGTACGAAAAAAGAAAATATAATCTGCGGTAAATGTTATTCGGTAAATATGTTAGAAACTTATCGGAAAAATATGCAAGATTGTTTACAGCACAATAGCGACTTATTATCTGGGGCGTTAATTCAGTATAGGCATTTACCATTTATTATAGACGCTTATATCAGAGTGGACGCGCATGGCGAATTGATAAACGATATACATCTACTTAACTTGTATAGATTAGCAGATAAAAATCCGCACACTACGTTCGCCATATGGACGAAAAGAAAAGATATAGTCAGCAGTGTAAATAAGACGCGAGAAACCCCCCCTAATGTTATCCTTATATTTTCCAATGCTATTATTGATAAGGTAAGTTATTCGCCCCCTAAACACTTCCACAAAGTATTTAATAACGTTACTGATACTCATAAGAAAAGAGAACAGAATTGCACGGGTCAAATCTGTATCGATTGCATGGCCTGTTATAAATTGGATAGCGGTATAAACGTTATTATCGAAGCGGAAAAAAAGAACGGGCGAACGATTAAGACTAAACACTAGGCAATAAAAAAACCCCCCAAGCCATAACAGCAAGGGGGGTTTAATTAGGGTTAGTTAAATGCTACCCAGCAAGTCTTAGAAATTGCTCACTACCCACAATACGCGCCACCTCCCGTTCTCTGGTATCCAATGTAACGGCGATGTTATCTACGTTAGAAGAATTACGAACGGGGAAATCTACAGCATGTGAACTGTAAGCGGTTAGGGCTGAATATAACGCCCATACAGTGCGCCCCCTAGCATCCGCTTCCCTTTCCATTTGCTCCATCATCAACTTGACTTTACGCCCTGCCATTCCGCAATCATTCAAGACCGCTTCCGCTTGTTCTGGAGTGATGGATTTCTGCGCCCATTGTCTCCAAGTATTAACACGGGTTAGAAATTGCGAGCATTGCTCCTCGATAAACCCAGCGAATATGGATGGAGTAAAACCGCTAGTGTGTCGCGCAGACTTCTTATTATATTCCGCGCTAGTGCAGCCGTTAGTACACCATAGATCTTCAGCCCCCGAAAATAAACGAATAGACCCGCCACCGTTAAATGAATTAGTTAAACCTATTTTAAATAATAGCTGGGTTGATGATCCGGACAATTGACGTATGTCAGCCCCCAATCCGCTAAACAATAAATCAATACGGGTAAACTGGCCCCCAAAAGAAGAGCTTTCCGTCAATTTAATATCGCGCAATGCTTCCCTAGGTAGTGCGACTTCGGCACCCTCTTTAATCATATCATAAAGGGGGGCGTTATCTGCTATTCCATACGTACTACCCACAATACCTAAATTGCGTCCATTGTCAGTACGTTTAACAAAACGCCCTAGGGTATCCTCTACATAGTCTATATTAAAAGATAATTCGGACGTTCTAACAGCATCATAGACGGGTGATAACACGGCGTGAAAATCCGTCTTATCAGTTAGTTCCGGCCATTCAATACCAGTTATAGAAGAATTATTTACTGCGAAATTATTTAATGTGATTACGTTATTCATAGTTTTTGTATCCTATATATCAGTTAAAAAAGTAGTGATTAACAATAGCATAATTAATGCCATTGTATAAACAGAGAATGATAGTAATAATAATCCCATACTATCAAACCTCAATTGTATATGACTGGGTACGGGAAGTATTCGTTATCTCAATCTTATTAGATATCCATTTCCTAAGATCGATCCTATACCCTAGATATTTAAGAGTAGTATGAACATCCGATCCCGTAGCATTGCCGCAACAATAGTCATAGATAACGTCTTCAATTGCGGTTTGTATTTTATCGTTTAACATAGTTTGTATTACTCCATTAGTTATTTAAGATAAATTAAGATAACGCATTATGTATTTTTAAACAAGCTATTTAAACGCCCCCGTTAGAAAACCGGCACCATACCCCCCCTAGTATAGGGTATATATCTGTTAAATTAATGGGATGTATTTACTCAATACGGATACTATTTATTTAAACTTCTTTTTCTTTTTTTTTTATAGCACATAGGTTGTTGAAAACGAGCTGTTGCCCTGGCTATTAATACTAGGTTGTTTTTGCTAATTAATTTTTTTATTTTTTTACCCTAGGGGGCAAGGGCCACCGCCCCTCCTCCGTACGTTATGTATGAAGTGTGCAACGGATAGGGTAAATACAGTGTCAACCACTTTGTCGCATATTACTAGACCCACACACGGCTCCCACACAAAACGTTGACATATCGCGGAATATTAAATATAGTATTACTACTTGCGAGTTAGGGTATATATTTACCCCTCCCTATTCGATAACGAATGTTATAACATATAAGAGGGAGTTCGTCAAGTAAAAAAGGTAATATGATGAAAAAAAATAACTTGACAAACAAAGACAAATACATACAACTATACTCAGATTCAGGTAAGTATTTACTAGAGCGGTTCTACGCCGTATTAGAACAGGGGTTTTTAGTTGACCCATTGTCTCTGCCAACTAGCGATCAATACTATATCTGGGTAAGATTGCGAGAGTTGTTTCCATCTCGTAATTTAACATTGGGCGAGGTATGTAGGCTATTGCGTGAAGAGGGTTATACCAATAGTAAGGGCATACTAGAATCTAACGAGGAAGTAGAGGGGGAAGACCAGCCAACCTAGCTATGCTAATTCTTGCGAGGTTTGTTGTGGTCTAGGTTTGGACAGGTGGTAGGGTACGGCAGGGTTGTTCGTAGTCCTTATTGGTACGAATGCCCTGCCTTTTACTATTTGGGAAAGTTTTTATTATGTCAAGCATTGATGAGCAAATCTATAAATTAAAATTAAAAAGGTATAATGCGCGTACTCGTTCACAAAGAGACAGTATTGACAATCAAATAAAACAGTTGAAGGATCAAAAAAGAAGAATGCGAGATGACCCTCGTAAGTTTGGTATTTTAAATCAGAATAAACAAATAAATAGAGAAGAAAAATTAAAAGATCCTATTCCACGTAAAAAACCACTTTCTCCACCTATACCAAAACAAAACCCTAGAAGAACACCTAGCTTAGAAGAGACATTAAGAAAAAATCCAAAATTTAAAAAGGTAATGGATAATCAAATTATACAAAGATTCAACTACCCTGAAGCAGGAGATGACTATTTTGAAGACGAACCACAAGCACCTAGTAAAAAAGAATTAAAAGAAGCCCCACTATCTGCTCCAGAAGATAGAAACATAGTAGAGCAACTTGTAAGTAAATTATTGGGACGTAATATAAAATTTGAAGACATACCCGATGACGATCCAGAATTTGGACAGGGCGAAGGGGGCATAGAATATCCAGCAGGTAGACCCGACTTGCGTATGGGGGGCATGACCGCTAGATCGGGCGCAACCACTAAATTTAAGAAGCCACTTGGTATGAAGGGTGGTGGAGCTATTTCTAGTGCGGAAAGAAAACGCATTGCCAGAATAGTGCAAGACTACAAACAGAAGAAAGCTAGAAAATCTAATGGCAAAAGAACTAACAGATAGACAGAGTACATTCCTAGACTGCTTGTTTGACGATGCCAATGGCAACATACGAACTGCTATGAAGATTGCAGGGTATAGCGAAAACACTAAAACTAGCACCGTACTACAGACACTACAGAACGAGATAATAGATAGGACGCAAATGTATCTAGCGTCCAATGGGCCTATGGCAGCAATGGCAATGACAGGCGTACTGACTGACCCTACCGCTTTAGGTAATCGGGATAGAATATCAGCAGCCCGTGAAATTCTAGATAGAACGGGCATAGTCAAAACTGAAAGAATAACAGTACAGGCTGAACCAGCAAGTATGATAATGTTTCCACCAAAGGCAAAGCCAAAGTATGAAGAGGGCGAAGATGGAACAAATAGCGACTAAAAATACTTGGAGGCCCGTTGTAAGAAAGAGCCGACAAATACCGTTTGGATATGAGGCTGATTCAAATGATGATACTATACTGTTGCCTATACAGGAGCAACTAGATGCACTACTTGAGGCTAAAGAGTATTTAAAAACGTGTAGCTATAGAGAGGTTTCTAGATGGTTATCCGCTAAAACGGGAAGGACTATAACGCATCAGGCACTACACAAATTAATAACAAAAGAAAGAGATAGACAGAATGCAGTCCAATCGTACAAACATTATGCCTCCAAAGCGAAAGAGTACGCCGAAAAGGAAAAAAGCATCCAAGAAAAAATCCTCTACGCTTCAGTTGAACAAAGAGGCGATAGAATCGACACCAGTTGGGCAGACGGACTCTTATCCTCCCAAGGTTGAGGAACTTGTAGAGCAAGAACACGATCCTAATAAAATACAAATAAATAAAGGCCCACAAGAAAGTTTTATAAATGCACCAGAGCGAGAGGTATTGTATGGTGGTGCTGCAGGGGGAGGTAAAAGTTTTGCGCTATTAATAGATCCACTAAGATACTGCCAGTATCCTGATCATAGCGCACTTATACTTAGGAGAACAAATGACGAACTTAGGGAACTTATTCACAAATCTACTGAATTATATCCGAAGTTTTATCGTGGGGCCAAATGGTCTGAAAGAAAAAGCCAATGGACTTTCCCTTCGGGTGCGAGAATTTGGCTCACGTACTTGGAACAGGATAAAGACGTATTGCGTTACCAAGGTCA